AAAGCTGATAAAACTATAAGGAAAGCTAAAGCGATAAATGTTGAGAATAATCCTAACTTCAACGAAAAAACTAAATCAATTATAGATTCATTTTTTACTGACTAATGGAAATAATAATTGCAATATTATCAGCCCTATTAATTGTAGCTGGATTCGCTATTCGTAATCTTATTAAGAAAAACGAAATACTAGAAGATTTTATAGCGAAACAAAGTGAAGCAATAGATTCTTGTGATCGTAGATTAAAAACAATTGACGATAAAGGATTTTTTGTTGCTGACGATGAGATAGGTTGGTTTTTTACTGAAGTTAAGAAGATACAGGAGGCATTAAATGAATTTCGCCTTCGCTAAATAAATGACCAAAAAGAGGGGACGTAAAAGTCAAAGACAATATTTTACAGAAGATACTGAACTAGCGATTATAGAATATCTAGCTAGCGAAGATCAAATTGAGAGAAATAGAATTTATAACGATAGAATTCATCATTCGTTTTATAAATTAGCTGAAAATCTCATTCATACTTTTAAATTTTACTACACTGAAGTAGATGACCTCGAGGATTTAAAACACGAGGTTATCTGCTTCCTACTCGAGAAGCTTCATTACTTTAAAGTGGGTAAAGGTAAAGCATTTTCATATTTTAGTATTGTAGGTAAAAACTACCTTATACTTTATAATAATAAAAATTATGCTCGTAAAAAAGGTAAAGCAGACCCTTTAGAAGCAGACACTGACAATGAGATATTAAGTGAATTTGAAAGACAAGAAACTAGAAATGAAAAAGTAGAGTTTTTAGATTTATATATCGATTATATAGATAAGGTTTTACCTATCATGTTTAAAAAAGATGATGAATTATTAGTAGCAGAAGCGGTTTTAGCAATATTAAAAAAACGAGATTATTTAGAAATTTTTAATAAAAAAGCAATCTATATTTATATTCGTGAAATAACAGGTTTAGAAACTCCTATTATTACTAAAGTTGTAAAAGTATTAAAGAATTCATTTAATAAATGTTATTCTGAATATCTTGAAACTGGATATATTTATAACCATGAGTAATCCACTTGATATAATATTATTTGACGGAAAAACATCATCCGATATTTTTAAAGAAATATACTCTAATAGCAAAAAAAAAGATAAACAAGTAAATGCTTTAATTGCTGAGTTAAAACCCTTAATACAAAATATTGGAGATGCACCTGTTGTAGTACCTCTTATTAAAGAATATCTTGAAGTAGGTGTTAAAAACGATGAGCATCTCATTAAAATGATGGCTGTAATACAACGTATGCAAAATACTTCGTCTTCAGGTGGGGGTGATTCATTATTAACTGATGAAGAACTTAAACAATTACAAACAATAGCTGAAGAAGTAGCGAAAAATGAGTCTAAGAAGGAATCCTAACCAAGGTAAATCAGTAGGTCGATCAGGTAGTCAAAAAAATCAAAACCTAACTAAAAGAGTTGTTGATGTAATTCTATCATCTGATCATCAGGCTTATAATAGTCCTGAAGATATAGGTACTATATTCTTTGTAGAAGTAGGATTTAACCAGGACTATACCGATTCTACAGCTTTACCTTCTGCTAAGCCATTAAATAGAAATGTTTTTACTTATCCTAATATTGGAGAATTAGTTCAAATTGTAGAATCAACTAGTAATGATGTTTATAATGACTTAGAAGGAGATATTAATTCAAAAATCAATTACTATACTCCTGCTATTAATATTCATAATAATACATCTAGTAATGCTTTACCATTAGAAAAAGACTCTAAAAAATTAAGATCTAAAAGAGAACCTAACGTTAAAAGTTTTGAATTTAAAAAAGAATTTAAATCACCCAGTAGAGAAACAGCCAAAAAACAATTAGATAATTATTTAGTTAGCCTAGGCTATACTGGTAGTAATGACCCTAATGCTCCTTTATATAATTTAAATCAGACAGCAAATGGAGATTATATTTTTAGATTAGATGATTCACAAGATAATGAACAAGCTGTTGTAAAATTAGGGAATTACTTTAAAGAAAATCCTGAATTAAGACCTTTAACCCCGAGTGAAGGTGATTCTATTATAGAGGGTAAAAACGGACAAAGAATCCGCCTTACTACTACAGGTCCAACTGGAACAAACGCTATAAGTAATAATGTAACTGATGCTCCTGATGACGGGAATCCTAGTATAGGAGATAAAGCTATGGTTCTTAGTTTAGGTAATGATTCACAAGAAAATATAACTAAAGATGCTGCTTCGGTTTATTTACTTGAAAATCAAAGTATTCCTATAGATGTAGCTTCTACTAATGTTGATTCTTTAAATTCAACTTATAGTCCTCAACCTAAACCTTTAGAGGAACTTAGTAAACCCCCTTCAGAGGTTATTCCCCAAACTTTACCTGAAAAAGAATTACAAATTCAACAGGTTCAGTTTGATTTTAGTGCTGCTTATGAGTCTAACCCTATAACATCAGTTTCATCATCTGAGGTAGATTTTGTAGAAGATGATCCTGTATTCGCTGCATTGGATGAAGCTCAAGAAGAAGGATTAATAAACTTCGATGATGAAAGTTTTGAAATAGCAGGAACTGAACTTGATGAAGAAGGGCAGCTCGAAAATAATGCAGGCGGTGATTTAGATTCAGGGGGTGATTCTGGGATAAATGGTGGTGATCCTGAAACAGGAGATGAATACGATACTGATCGTAGAGAAGGAGAACCTATTATATTTAAAAATAATAATCAATTTATTAAATGGAAAAAGGAAGGTAATGGGAAAGCAGATTATCCCCTTAAATTTATCTTTAATAAAACCAAGGGCCAAAAAGAAGGAATAGTAGATCCCAAATCTATTACTGATATGATTACTAAACTTAAAGCAGATGGAGTTAATGCTGCTAATCTTCCTAATATAAAACATTTAGTATGTCACGTTACTGCTACTAGTTATACTAACCAACACGATTTAATGGGTTTATTTGCTTATACTAAAGATGGAAATGGATGGTCTAGACATGGGTACAATATAAGTGTAGATTCAGATGGGGGTTGTAATTATAATGTTGATTTAATTGAATTTGGTTTTTCAAATGGATCGGGTGGTAATGTATATTCAAAAGAAATACAAGGATTTGGACCTTTAACAAATTCAAATTCAATTAATATTAGTTGGATAGGAACTGTAGATATGCCTATGGCTAGAACAGATTTAACTAAAGACGAAACTTCTTTTAACGAAAAGACTACTACATCACCCAACATTACATCTAAACAAGCATATGCTTATGAAAAATTAATTAAATATTTTGTAGAAGCTTTTCCTGATATTAAAGTAGTAGCACATAATCAAATTACAATTACAAAGGGATATGGTAAATCTTGCCCTGGTTGGAATAATGTTAGATTTTGTGAAAATATAGGAATACCTAACAATAATATTCATAAATTATTCCCTAGTGATTTTTCAGTGAGTGATTGGGTTAATATTATTAAACCTAATCTTAAAGAAAATAATAAAACATCTACAATAAATACTATAGAAGCAACCGCTAAAAAAAACATGGGTAGATATTTTCAAAATTTTAAAAGTTATAAAGAAAAAAAATATAGTAAAACCGCTGATTATTTATATTATTTAACTCGACCTTCAGAAGCAGATCAAATTTCTTAATTATGGCAACTAATTTTATACAAGAAGATTTATATGTAGGTAAACAAATATTAATTGACAGTGATCGATTAGTATTTAATGGTCGTGATGATAGTGTTTTTTCTGCTAAAAACTTATTTGTATTTAAAACTGAAGGTGAGTTTCATGTTAATAGTAGAAAAGATGTTTTTATAAATGGGTCTAAAATATTTATAGGACCTATTGAAAATGGACAAGATGTAAATATACCTGCAGTTAGAAGTAGAGAATTAAAACAAATTTTGACTGATCTAATTAATGCTTTAGATATGTTTTTTAAAGTTCAATACCCAATGACTTCGGGTTTAATGGGACCTAACCCAGGTGTTAATAATGGTTTAAATAAGGTTATTTTAAAAGATCTAGCTAAAATCAAATCTAGATTAGATGATATAGAAAGTAAAAAAGTATTTATTAAATGATAAGTAGATTAGTAAATAATATTCTTAACCAAGCATCTTTTACTCTTTCTGATTCAAAGGATAAAATTTTAACTGTGGCTAAAAAAAGAGCCCAAGAAGAAGGTATTACTAATATTCCTTCTCCTCAAGATTTTAAACAACAACTTGAAGGGTTAGCTTTAGATTCTCCTAATGCTTTACAAAAAGCTGAACAAACTTATAACAAATTTAGAAACTTATTAGAAACTGCTATAAAAAAATTAGAAGGATTAAAAGAAGAATTAGAGGCCATTAAAGCAAAATTTACTTCTATAAAAGATAATTTTATTAAATTAAATGAAATCACTAACATCTTTGCAGATCCCGAAACCGGAATCCTTACTATTTTAAAAAAATTATTACCTACTTTAGATTTAGTATTAGCCTCTCAAGTAACTCCTACTATTAGTGGTACTATAATAGCAAAAATAACAGAATTTAAAAAAGATTTTAAAGATAAAATAATAAACACTGAAGGGATTATATCTAATTTAAATACCCCCAGTAAATTTTTTGCAGATGAAGTTGATTCTTTAGAACCTTTTATTGATAAAGGTATTGAGGGAGTCCAAGGTACCATTGATCAATTACAAATATTATTAGACCAATTAAATACTATATGGGCTAACTTTAATTTATCTCTTCCTATAACTGAAACACAAGATACCACTACAGGAGACCAAGATACTAACACAGTATTAGGTGGTATTACATTTGAAACCTATTTAAAAAATCCTGATAATTTAAGAGATGTTATTACTAAAGTTGTTTTACCAACATATAAAGTTAGATATGAAGTAAGAAAAGATGGACCTGGTACTGAATTATATGAATCAGGTATAAAAGAAATACCAATAAATCAAAATATTTAATATTTATTAAAAACCATAAGATATGAAATTAAGTGCATTCGAAAAAATTATTAGAAAAGTTGTACGTGAAGAAATCGACTATGCATTACGACGTGAAATTCAGACTTTAAAAGAAGAATTAAACCAACAACCTAAACAGCATGTTATTGAATCTAAAATTAATAATGTAGAAGTAGAAGATTTTAGGTCTAAAATAAGAGCTCAAATGCCTTCATTTAATAGCGGCAATTCTACATTAGATTCTCTTTTATCTGAAACTGCTGTAACACCTACACCTGAAGAAACTTTTGCTTCTAATGATCCTGTAAATCAATTTATTAATAAAGATTGGAGTCCTGTAATGGAAGCTATTGATAAAAAGAAAAATTTTAGACCCTAATGGCTATTAAGCTTAGAAAATCTATTAGAATAGAGCCTGTCGATATTGATGAAAAAGTCGCAGTAGGGACAAGACTACCTTTTAATAGAAAAAAAATATTTGATTTAGATTATACAACTAAAGATCACGCTAAATCAAAATTAATTAATGTTTTATTGACTTCTCCTGGTGAAAGAGTTAATCATCCTAACTTTGGTGCAGGTTTAAAAAATAGGATTTTTCAGCAAAATACCCCTATAGCGGGTGATGAATTAAGAGCTATAGTAACACCCCAAGTTGAACAATATGTCCCCGAAATTACTTTAAAAAATATATCTTTAAGAGATGGAGGAGACCAAGGTCATATTTTATATATGACTGTTAATTATAGTTTAAATAATAATGATGAAGAAGATTCGGTTGCTTTAAGTTTTACTAACGACAATTTTAATAACGAAGTATAATGGCATACTCTACAACAGTTAACAATACAAAACCAGTAAGATACTTAGATAAGGATTTTAACGATTTTAAAAATGCCTTAATTAATATGGCAGAGGTATATTACCCTGATCTATTAAATGATTTTACTGAAGGTAGTCCAGGAACTATGTTTATTGAAATGGCATCATATATTGGTGATGTTCTTTCTTTTTACACAGATACCCAAATTCAAGAAGTATTCTTACAATACGCTCAAGAAAGAGAAAATTTATATGCTTTAGCTTATAATTTAGGATATGTTCCTGCTGTTACTACTCCAGCAGTTGTAGATTTAGAACTGTTCCAACAAATCCCTGCTATTAATGGGAATCCCGATTGGAAATATGCTTATAAGATAAGACAAAATTCTGATTTTTTGCCTAATAATGGTAGTGGAATAAAATACATTATACAGAAAGATGTAGATTTTGCTTTTTCCTCTTCAACTGATCTTACTGAACAAACTGTTTATTCTCTTGATGGGGGACAACCTGAATACTTTCTTTTAAAGAAAAAAGTTAAAGCCATTAGTGCCGAAATAAAAACAGCTACATTTGATATACAAGGTGCTGAAAGATTTAAAACTTTATCATTAGATGATAGCAATATAATAGGAATTCAATCAATCACAGACTCAGAAGGTAATACTTGGACTGAAGTACCATATTTAGCACAAGAAACCATTTTTGAAGAAGTACCTAATAATGAGGCATATGATCCTGATTTACCTCAATATAATGGACAAGTTCCTTATCTATTAAGGACTAAAAAAGTATCTAAAAGATTTACAACAAGATTTAGGTCTAATAAAAAATTAGAGATTCATTTTGGAGCTGGTTCAACAGGTGGAGATGATACTTCAATTATTCCTAATCCCGATAATGTTGGATTAGGTATTAGAGACGGAAGATCATTATTAGATGTTGCTTATGATCCTTCTAATTTTCTATATACTAAAGCATATGGTGAAGCTCCTTCTAATACTACTTTAACAGTTACTTATTTAGTAGGAGGAGGAGTTCAAGCTAATACTAATGCTAATACTATTAATAGAATAGGTAATGTTATTATAACTCCACGCCAAGGTAATTTAGAAACGAGTATTTTTAACGATGCTGTTGATTCTTTATCTTGTACTAATCCTACCCCTGCTTTAGGAGGGGGACCTGGTGATTCAGCTCAAGATATTAGATTAAATACTATGGCACAGTTTGCTGCTCAAAAACGAACCGTAACTAAAGAAGATTACATATTTAGAACATTATCAATGCCTGTTCAATTTGGTAATATTGCTAAAGCTTATATAGCACAAGATAATCAAATATCTCTTGAAACTAATAAACGTATTGCTAATCCTAATGCTTTAAATTTATACGTTTTAGGATATAATTTTAAGAAAAAGTTAGAAACATTACCCAACGCAGCTAAAATTAACTTAGCTACTTATTTAGAGCAATATAGAATGTTAACCGATGCTATTAATATTAAAAATGCTTCCATTCTTAATTTTAATATAGAATTTGATATTAATGTTAAAAAAGGGTTTAATAATGATTCTGTATTAATTAGATGTATTAATAGTCTTAAGGCTTATTTTAATATTGATAATTGGCAAATTAACCAACCTATTATAATAGGAGATATAAATAATATTTTATACACTATTGATGGGGTCCAAAATGTAGGTAAAGTAATTATAACAAATAAATATGGTATTAATGATGGGTATTCACAATTCAAATATAATTTTGAAGCTGCTACTCGAAATAATATTATATACCCACCTGTGGATCCAGCAATATTTGAATTAAAATATCCTAATAGCGACATAATTGGTAGAGTAACTCGATAATTAATAACAATGGCACATTACTTCTTATTTCCCGAAAAAGACGCTACAATATATTCTCACCCTACCAATCAATCCTTGAATACAGGTATTGATGAAGTATTAACTATAAGAGATATTGAATCAACTACTGATTCAAATTACTATCCTAGCAGAATATTAATTCAATTTAATACAACTGAGTTAGTTGATATAGTTAATAATAAAGTAGGTAATAAAAATATTATCACTGCTAGTTTAAATTTATGGCAAACAGAACATAGAGAATTAAGTGTAGATCAATATTTAGAAATCTATCCTTTAGCTGAAAGTTGGGTAAATGGTACTGGTAGGTTAGGTAATATACCCCAAATTACTGATGGAGTTTCTTGGAAATACCGCGATGGAAGTGATAATGCGATCAAATATGGGGCTATTGGAACTTATTGGAATACTAGTAGTTTATCTGCGGGTACTACGGGAAGTTGGACAGCAACATCACCTGGGGGTGGTGTATGGTATACTGGTTCAGGATTTGAAATAACTAAAACTTATGGGTTTAATGATAATTTAGATATTTCTTTAAATATAACTAATCCTATATTAAAACATTATAGTTCTAGTAATGATTTAGCTACTTACCCTAATGGAATTAGTAATAATGGATTTATTATAAAACGTTCAGGTTCACAAGAATTTACAGCTATAGATGATGGAGAATTGAATTTCTTTTCTATGGATACTCATACAATTTTTCCACCTTACTTAGATATTGCTTGGGATGATTCATCTTATGATACAGGATCTGCTACTAGTAGCACTATATTAAATTCAGGAGAAATATTTGTCACTTTAAGAAATAATAAAGGTGAATTTAAAACCATAGAAGAACCTAAATTCAGACTTAACGTTAGGGAATTATATCCTACACGTACTTTTGTTACTACTTCAAATTATTTAAACACTAAATATTTTACTAGTGAGTCCTATTATTCCCTAGTTGATTATGCTACTGAAGAAACTATTATTCCTTTTGGCCCTACTTCTAAATTAAGTGCTGATTCAGAAGGTATGTATTTTAAATTATATATGAATGGTTTACAAGAAGAAAGATATTATAAAATCTTATTTAAACATAAAAATGATGATGGGGTAAGAATTTATGATGAAAAATATTATTTTAAAATAGTTAAATCATAATGGCCAGATCATCTAATTATGGAAATACTAAAATAGTATTTGATACACCTAAGATAAATAAATCTAAGGCAATACCTCGTCCTATTGAAGATGAAGAAAATAGAATTCCTGATAAATATCAAGGTGGTATAATTTTTACTAAAACTATATACAGTAAAAATGATTTTATAAAGAAAATTGATACTTCTTTTAGTGAATTAAATAATAGTAAACCCCCCATTGAAATTGATCAATTTTTTAATTATTATAATGAAATATTTTTTGATATCCCAAAAGAAGGAGAAAATTCACATTCTACTATAATCCAAACTAGTTTAGATTATGTCGAAAGTTATAATAATCCTTTACAACCAGTTGTAGATAATTTAAATACTCAAATTAATGAATTAGAAAGTAAAATTAGAAGATTAGAAAATGAAATTCAAAACTTAATCTTAGGTGATTCCGAAAATTTAGAAGATCAAGTAGCTAACCAAGCTGCCCAAGCCGAATATGATGCTTATGTAGCTCAAATAGGTGATCCAGGCAACCCAACTATGACTTATAATGAGTTAACAACCAAACTTAAACAACTATTTGACCAAGGTCAATTAGAGAATGATACTCAGAATAAATATGAAAATGGTCCTGTTAAAGACTTAAGACAAGCATATGAAAAAGCTAAAGAAAGTGATTTAAAATATTCTAACAGAACAGAAGCTCAATGGAGAGCTGATGTTAAAAAATCTTCAAGTGGTAAAGATGAAGATGATATAAACTTAGCTATAGATGAAATTAGGTCTACTATTAATAATAAATTAGAATCATTAAACCCAAATTAATAAATGGCTACGTTAAATACCCAAACAATAGAAACTCTTAATTCCCAAGATATAGACCAAATTTCTACTAAGCAATTAATAAGGAATTTTGGGCAGAATAATGATTCTATTGAATTAAAAATATTTGATCAACAAGGATCTTTATTAATTAGAGATAATGATTTTAGAGAATATAAATCTTATAAAGATACTCCTGGGACTAGAGGTATCTCTAAAATAACTTCTATAGATATAAATTATGAACAAGTTCTTAGAGATTATGGATATAACTCAGGAACTTATGTAATGAATTTTTCTTTTCAAAGAAGAATTTTAGACATTAATAGAGATGCTTTTATTATATCCGAAATTTCTCCTTCTAGAAGAGAAATCAGGATTACCCCCCAAAATATTAATCAAACTAGTTTTGAAACAGCATTATCTAATTTAAGTAGTATATTAAATTCTTCTGCGTTTGTAAGAGATATTAATTTAATTACTCCTAAAACTTCTATTTTAATATTAAATGCTTCTTTAAGCAGAGATAAAACAGGATTACTTAAGTTATATAACCCTTTACCTTTTAATCTTTCTGTTGGAAATTCATTTAATATTATTGAAGAAATAATTAATCCTTTAGAAGTTACAGTTCAATTAACCCAAGAAAAAACAGAAGAAACAGGTATAGATATAGGTCCTCCTAATTTTACTTTATCAAGTGATAATATATTTACAGTACCTAGTAGTCAAAAAACTTTTGACCAAATATTAACTAATGGATCTGTAAGTTCTAGTTTTAATAGGGTCCAAAATATGTTAAGCGGCAGTGCGGTTCAAATAGACTTAGAATTTGATAACACAGACACTACATCAGGTTATCATTTTGAAAACTTTATTCATTTTAGCTCTGCTACTGAAAGATTACAAAATTTTAAATATAAGTTAGAATTATTAGAAACTTATTCTAGCTCAATAGCTAATTTAAATAATATTACAGGCAGTATAAGTTCTTCTAATTTTGTACTTGAAAATAAGTCTATATTTCTTTCAAAACAAAACAAATTAATACAAGGATTTGATTATTATGAAAGATACTTGTATTATGAATCTGGTGCTTATGCGTGGCCTAAAACCAATAATACTTACCCTTATACAAATGTTAAGACAGATTCTATAACTGCTCTTAGATGGATGGGGGCACCTACAGATGATTATACTAATTTATATTATGGTGGACAATTATTAAGTGCTTCTAAATTTGATAGTTGGAATCAACATAATTTAGTAAATACTATCCCACCTCATATTAGAGATAATACTCAAAACGATAAGTATGTTTTATTTGTTGAAATGATAGGTCAACACTTCGATAGTATTTGGGCTTACATAGATAGTATTACTGATATTAATGAAGCTTATAGTGGATTAAAAAATGGTATTTCTAAAGATTTAGTATTAAATCAATTAACTTCAAGAGGTATTAGTGCTTATGATCAATTTGCTAATGCTTCTTTATATGAATACCTTATTGGTGACGATGGGTTAGGAGCGTTTGAGTATAGTCCTACTGATGGGTCAACTTTAATTTCTGCTTCTAATGCACCTATTCCTAAAGGTGATATTGCAAAAGAAATTTGGAAAAGATTATATCATAATTCGTCTTACCTTTTAAAAACTAAAGGCACTGAACGTGGATTAAAAGCCTTAATTGCTTGTTATGGTATCCCTGAATCAGTACTCCATGTGAAAGAATATGGTGGTCCGTTGGTAGATAAAACTGGATTTAGAACATTTAGTTACCAAAAAGAAAGCCGAATGGCAACACCTAATGAAGGCAGTAATACTGCTATTGTCGCTGATACTTTTATACCTAATACTACTAAAACCATACAAGTAAGATTTCTACCAACCAAAGGCTCTACTACAGCTTTTGATTTAATGTCGATTGTTCCCCCCAATAGTACTAATGATATAGTAATTGGTATTTCCCAAAGTTTAGATAATTCTAATATTAATTCTGCTTCTTTTGCTCATTTAGTTATAGCATCAGGTTCATTAGCGGATTCATCAGCAGGTAGAATTAAAGCTATCTCTAGTAGCTCCTTAGGACCTATATATAATGATAAGGTTTGGAATTTATCAGTTAGATTAAATAGTGGATCTTCAAATGGTAATACTATTGAAGCATTTGCTACTAATACCACTTTTAATAAAAATACTTATATTTTATCATGTAGTATGGAAGTACCAAATTTCTTTACTGATCTCAGCGATACAAGTAATGCAATAGTAATAGGAAATACTTTTGGTATTGGATATGATAGTACTTTTGGTAATTTAATTAATCCATTTACAGGTAGTATACAAGAATATAGAGCCTGGACTGAAAAACTTACTAAATCAACAATAGTTACTCAATCATTATCACCTTTTAATTATAATGGAAATACTATTAGTTCAAGTTTTGAGGCCCTATTCCAAAGATTATCATTAGGATCTAATAATAAAGACATAATTTTTGGTTCTCAAAATGATGCCCCAGATACATCAATCACAGATACTGCTACTATAAGTGCCCAGGTAACAACAATTTCAATTGAAGAGACCCACCACCTAACTACACCAGATACAGTAGGTTC